GTAGCGCGCCTTCACCGCCGTGATCTGCGTTTGCAGATTGGCCTCGACGATGGCGGTGAAGCCCTTGTAGGCCTCGGCCATCTTGGCGGTGGCGTCGTTGACCACGCCTTGGACCTTGCCGACCGCCTGTTCGACCTCGCCCAGCCGGGACTTGAGCTTTTGCAATGCGGAGTGAACCGCCTCGATGCCGCGCCCGACCGCTTCCTGCGTGCCCTGGCGCACGGCCTCTAAGCGCTTGGCGATTTCCTCGGCGGCGGTTGCGGCGGTGTCCATCGCGCCCTTGGCGGCGTTCGCGCCTTCCGTGGCATCGGCGTACATCTCGGCGAAGATACGGTTCATCTCCGTCAGGCGTTCGTTGTGCCGCTGGGTGGCCTCGGCAATGGTGTCGGACGTGAAGATGGCCGCGAACACCTCCCACCGAAAGCGCAGGTGCTCGATGCCCGTCATCAGCACCTGCACCATGAAGATGCCTGCCTTGCGGACGATCTCGAATTTCTCCGACAACCACGTCCCGATCTCCCAGCCGATGATGGCTGCGCCCAGCACACCGAAGGCTACGCGCAGCTTGCCGACCGTGGCGATGGCGTTGGAGACGGACAGATTGGCCGTGGCCCACGCCGCTGCCGTGGTGCTGGCCGCCGTCACCGCCGCCGCGCCCGCCGTTTGCCACGCGATGATCAGCGCCGGAATCAGGCGGTAGACCAGCACCGCCAGACCCACTTCGGCGATGCGCTGGAGCCACTTCATCACGGTGTCCAGGTTCTCCGAGAGCCACGTCAGGGCCTCGGCGAGCTTCTTGGTGAAGCCGGTGGATTCGTCGAGTTTGCTGATCCACTGGCCGAAGGCGTTCGACAGGCGCGTGAAGGCCTGGCTGACGGTCATCGGCAGTTGCGCGTACTCGGCAGCCAGCTTGTCCTTCTGGCTCATCAGCGCGTTGACCACCACGTCGGCGGTGAGCCGCCCTTCTTCGGCGAGCTTGCGCAGCCGTCCGATGGGCACGTTCAGGCCGTCGGCGAGCGCCTTGGCCAGACGCGGGCTGTTCTCGACGACGGAGTTGAATTCCTCGCCGCGCAGCACGCCCGAGGCGAGCGCCTGACCGAACTGCAGCAGGGACGACTGCGCCTCGGTGGCCGATGCGCCGGAGATGCGCAGCGCCTGCGAGATGCTCTCGGTGAGCGAGAGCGCGCCCTCCTGCTCGCCGCCCAGCATCCGCACCGCCTGCTGGAGCTTGCCGTAGAGGGTGGCCGTCTCCTGGATCGGCACGCCGATGCGCTGCGCGATGGCGAACAGCTCCTTCTGCGCGACCGCGTATTCGCGCTGGCCTGCGGTGGCGAGCTTCAGGCGCGCGGACATCATGTTCCAGGCGTCGGCGATCTGGACGATCTCCTGCACCTTGCCCGCCGCCCAGTTGATGGTGAGGAAGGCCAGCAACTGCGTCTTGGCCTTGGCGACCTGATCGCCGAAGGCGTTCATCCCGGCCTTGACCTCGGCCATCCCGGCGGCGGCCTTGTCGCCTGCGGTCTTGGCGCTGGAGCCGAACCCGCCGAGGCTGCGCTCGGCCGAGGTGATGGCGCGTTTGAGCCCCTCGTCGGCCCCTTCGAGCGCGACGAGGATGGAAATGCGGTTCGCCATTTCAGTCCACCAGCCGCAACTGCGTCTCGATGCGCGCGGTGAGGCGCGGGATGCGAGCGGCGACGATGCGTTCGACGTTCAGCCGCTTCTTGAGCTGCACGCGCGGCACCAGCACGGCGATGGGCACGTCGGCACCGCGCTTCAGCTTCTTGATGCCCTCGGCCTTGCGGTAGCGGCGCTTGAAGCCCGACAGTGGCCGGTCGTGTTCCTTGATGTTCTCGGCCATCAGCACGATGTTCCCCTTGGCGTTCTTGATGAAATAGGCATTGCCGCCGCGCATCAGCTCGGCGATCTGCGCCTTGAAGCGTTTTCGGCCCACGCGCCCGTGCAGCGGGATCAGCATCCGGCCACCGATGACGCCGCCACGCTCGTGGATGCCCGACCACGGGATGCGCGAGCCGACGTAGAGCGCGGGCAGCCGACTCCGATCCTTGTGCAGCACCTTGGCGGTGAAACCCTTGACGAAGGACTTCTTGACCACCGCCATCTGGCTCGCGACGTGGCTGCGCACGTCTTGCTTCAGCTCGGCGGCTTCGCTGGCGATGCCGCGCGCGACCGCCTTCTGCGCCTTCTCGCGGAACTCGCCGCCCCAGCGGCGCAACTGCGCCTGCGCGGCCTTGCTATCGATGCGAACCGAGATGCGCATGGTCTTGGAGCCTGTCGAGGGTCTGGTCGAGGTGACGGGCATCGCCCCGTGCGCCGATGGCGATCAACGACAGAAGCCGTGCATCGCGTGCGGCGTCCTCCCGCGCGGTGGCGGCGGCGAAGCCGCGCACCTGCGCCAGGGTGTAGTCGAGAATGTCCGGCAACCGGTGACCGTGGGCGATCAGGTGCTGGACGGTGTCGAACCAGCCGTGGCCATTGCTGCCGTCGCGCTCGTCCGCGCGATCAGCCCGTCGAGCCGAGGCATAACCGTCCGGGTAAAAAAATCGGCGTTGACCTCGATCACCTTGGCCGCCAGCAGGATGGCCTCGTCGGCGGCCAGCTCATCGACCCACGCGCGCGGTTTGCCGACGGCAATCGACACTGCCGTCAGCAGGTCGTCGCCGCGCTCGCCGAACAGCGCCAGCCAGTCGATGCCATCGCCGCCGATCTGCTGCATCACCGGCGTGATGGCGCGCAGGAAGGCGGGCATCTGGCCGACCTTGAGGGGCTTGATCGCCAGCGGCTCGCCGTCGATGACCAGTTCCACCGCCTGCGGGATGAGGGTTTCCAGATCGCTCATGGCAGTCCCCATCACAGTTGCACGATGCGGCCGAACTGGCCGAGCACCGCGTCATAGGGTTTGGTGGTGTCGGCCAGGAGCGAGCCTTCCAGCTCGAACTTGTTGTACTCGTCCGAGATGAAAGAGATCTCCTTCAAGGGGTCGAAGGCGACGCGGTACAGCTCCACCAGCACCTTGGCGTTGCCCTGCGCGGTGTTGACGCCTTCCAGGCGCAGGAACCGCTCGGGCAGCGCCTGCGTGAAGATGCCGATCTCGGTGGCGACGCCGTAGCTGTAGGCCGCCTTGAACGGCGCGGTGAAGCCGGTGGTATCCAGAAACTGGAGGGCACCGAAGTCGGTGTCGGCGGTGTAGTGCGTGCCTGCGGTCAGCGTCGCGGGCGTGCCTGCCGAATCGGTCACCACCAGCGCCGAAACCTTGGGGTGGGCGAGGAAGTAGCGGTCACCGACCACGGGCGTGGTACCGCCGATGGGTTCAGCGGTGACCGTGCCGGTGCTGCCGGTGACGTGGTTGCCGTACAGGGCCAGGGCGAGGTTTTCCTTGGTGAACTCCTCGATGGTGAGGTTCACGGTGGCCGACTTCTGTTTGACCATCCGATGGTCGAGCGAGCGCTGGCCGGTCTGGCTCTCGTAGTGCTCCAGCACGTCGGTCTTGAGCGAGAGCTTCAACTCGGCGACGTTGCCGGGCGAGCGCACTTCGATGGGCAGGCCGGATTCGTCGCGCTTGCCGAGGAAGACGCGCCCCTGAAAACTGGCGTAGGTGCTCATGATTTGGACTCCTTGCGGTGGGTGGTGATGGGTTTGGGTTCGATGGAGGTGCCGTCACCGTCCGGTGGCAGCGCAGGATTGGGCTGGCGGTCGTGACGGGCGACGCCATTGGCGATGAGCCAGTCGGCGCTGCTGCCATCCACATCGAGCCGCTCGCCCGCCTTGTGGGGTTGGCCCGCGTGCGTGTGCGCTTGGGTCAGAACGATGGAAGTCATGGGGGTCATCCCTTGGTTAAAAGATCGGTGTCGAGCGTTCGGTAGGTGATCGCGTAGCGCGCGGGAATGGCGGCAGCCACCGCGTCGGCGTCCTCGATGTCCCACTCGCATTCCTGCTCGCGGATGCCGAGACACAGGCCACCAAGATTCCGGTCGGCCAACAGCGCGGCGTGAGCGGCGGTGAGTAGCCGGTCGGCTTCGGTTTCAGGAATAGCGGGCGGTACCGCACGGGCGAGCGCCACGAGGCGCACGATCAGCACGCGCGTGACGCGGTCGTTGGCGCGTTCGGTGATGGATTCGGACTCGGGGAACACCACCAGCGCCGGGCATTGCTCCCGGCTGATGGCCACCGTGGGCGAACGGTGCAAGGTGGCCCCGAGGGCTTCCACCGGCGTGCGGACAGCGGCGAGCACCGCGAGCAGAATCTGTTCACGGATCGAATTGGCGGACACGGTTCAAAGCCTCGTGAGCTTGGCGCGCATCTCGGTGCCGTCGGCCAGCGCCCGGACATCGCGTACCTGATAGGCCACGCCCTCGACTTCCACTGCATCGCGCACGGCCAGTCCCACGAACACCGACGCCGGATACGTGATCGCGTAGTCGGTGTTCAAGGTCAGGCCGTCGAGCGCCGTGTCGTCCGGCCCGGAGAATCCGACCTGCTGGGTCTGGGCAGACCCGCTACCGGCAGGAAACCACCGGCAGCGCACCGTCAGGCCCGCGTTCGCGGCGGCGCTGTAGACCTGTTCGACGAGGCCCATCACGACACCGTGAGCTTTACCAGCACGCCGGGGCGGTGGCACATCGGCAGCGGATTGGACTGCGTGTGCAGATCGGTGCCCCGGTCGAACTTGCGCGGCTCCTGCTTGGCGTACAGGGGCTGGCCCACCGTGTTGACGGTTTCATTGAAGTCCGCCGGTGCGAAGTAGGTGCCGAAGGTGTCGATGGTGCCCAGCGGGAAGGCATGGGCCTCGCCTGCGGCGATGAAGCGGCGCACGGTGCCATTCGCATCGGTGGCTTGACCCCGGTACTCCTCGAAGGTGATGCCGCCGTAGGTGAAGCCGCGCCGGATGTCGTTGATGAGGATCGCGCCGTTCTGCCAGTTCTCGAAAGCCTTCTCGACCTTGGAGTGACCGGTGAGCGCGGCGAAGAACTCCGGCGAGCACAGGCAGTGGACGCCGTTCATGAACTCGCCCTTGAGGTTGTCCTCGATGGT